CAGAGAAATGACGACTTGAGATGGAACTACTACAACGCACTTAATTGGGCAATAACAAAACCAGACACAGGGCCAGTGATTATTCGTCATTTCTCTGCTGGTTTAAATAAGGATACACCAATCGTATGACACAGTTAAACGACCAATATCTAAAGCACGTCGAAGTTAAGAACCCTGAGTTGCTTGCGATTCTGGACAACTACGCTGGACTACCTAAGATTCCTGGCTTTGCAGAGAACTGTCACTGCACATCCAAGGAACGTATGCGTCAGCGTAACTGGTACGTTGGACCAAAGTACATGCAAGAGATTGTAGATGAGGGAACGCAACACGAAGGTTTCCCAGATGAGATGGTAGGTTATAACTTTAAACTATCAGATCGCGCTCACCAGATGTTCGAGTCCGATGCGGATCCAATCTTCAAGCGTGACATGACGCACATGTTGTCGGATCTAAACGACAAGATGATGAACTTCCTGTCAGTCAAGCACAATGCGCTTGCAGCGGTATACCCGCCAGGCGGTTTCATTGCATGGCACAACAACGCTAACGCGCCAGGCTTTAACCTAATCTTCTCTTACTCAGAGAGTGGTTCAGGTTGGTTCGACTACATCCATCCGGAAACTAAAGCAGTTATCCGTTGTCAAGACAAGCCAGGTCAGTGGACTTGTAAGGCAGCATACTTCGGACACTACGGAGAACAAGAAAAACTAATGTACCACGCTGCATCTTCAGAAGATGACTGGCGCGTAACAGTTTCTTACGTCTTCGACTGGTCTGAGACTTCGGAAGAATTCCGTGAGATGGTCTTAGAAGACATCGCTTCAGAATAAAACAAAATATCACGCACCCTAAGTTGTATAAATAGTCACAGAACGTTTTACAACTTAGGGTCTTGATGACTATGGCGACTTACGAAGACTTCACAATTGATCAGGGTGCAGACCTAGCTCTACAGATAGAGTTAGTGAATCCGGACGGATCTAAGAAAGATCTTACTGGTTATACTGCCTATGCGAAGATGAAGAAGACGTATAGAAGTGAAGAGTCAGTTGACTTCACTGCCGTGATTCCCGACCCTGCACTCGAAGGGGTCGTCACACTATCCCTTACTAATTTACAAACCGACGCTCTATCCACTCGTGGTAGATATGTCTATGATGTTGAAATTGCTTTCGTCGATCATGAAGGTCACACCATTATAGAAAGAATACTAGAAGGCAAGATAAAAGTCAACCCTTCTGTCACGAGGTAACGACATGCCAATAAGAAGAGTAGGTGGTATAACAGGCGTAGCATCCATAAGTGGTTTCGGTTCTGGAACCAAGGTCAAGCGCGTCACTGTTGGCAGACCTATCAGTAATGTCGTACAGAACATCGGTGCGAACATCAAGACGTTTGACGGTCTTGGTGATATTCCCAGTATTGAAGAGTTAAAACTGGGCGAGATCGGTATAAATACTCAGGACGGTAAACTCTATATCAAACGTGAGTATGATGGTGGGGTTCAAACCATTGTGGAGATTGGCGCAGTGGGAGACGGAAGTCTCGCCGCGACAACCACATTCAACGCATACATCTATACCTCTGACGGAACACTAGAGGTTATATCAGGTGCGGATGACAAGGGTAACGTATTACAGTACGACCCAGATCCAAACACCCCATCTCGAATCCAAGTATATTTGAACGGTGTCTTACTCCATCAAGGAATAGACTACGTTGCAAATGATGGGAGCACTATCTCCCTAACCCACGTGGTTGACGACGAACAAGTAATCCAAGTTGCCGCGTATCACTCTACAGGCGTTTCTTTTGGAAACGACTTAATCCTAGATGATCATTTTGCCTTTATCGTAGGCACAAATGAAGAGACCCGATTCTATCATAACGGGACAGACACTATCATTAAGCACTTAGGGTTTAACGATAGTCAGTTCAAAATTCAACATGAGAATGATGATAGATTAATCATGGACGATGCGGGAGTCCAACTCTTAGGTAACTACACACTGAACGGACAACCCGTTGCAAGCCAAACTGAAGTAGATGCACTGAATGCACGAATGGATTCTTTAGATTCCGATCTGCAAGATGTGACTGAACTACTACAAGAATTACTTCAGTTTAGATCCTAAAAATAACTAACAGGTTAAACTCGTTTTTAGTATAAATAAAGACGTATATTAACCATCTGTAGTACTCCAAGATATGATCAATAATAAGTCCTTTAACAGGGTGCTTGCCGAAAGTCTGTTCAATCTGGCTAAAAAGAAGCAAGACGAAGTTACTGCTACTCCAGGCCAGGAAACTCAGTTATTCGAACTTATCGAAGGTACCTCATCATCAACTAATGACCGCACTGTGATCCCTGAATCACAAGCGTTCATTGCCCCAGGCGATACAGCCATATTCACATTGAACGGGACACCGGCACGTGATGACTTAATTGATGTATGGGTCAATGATGTACTTCAACATCCTGAAGAAGTATATGAAACCATCGGAGATACTATTCAATTTTTTGAGATCCCACCGCAAGGTACGGACATCTACATAAAATTTCGTTAGTATATTATTAAACGTTTAATTCCAACACTAACCAACTAGGAGATAACCTAATGGCATTTAGGCAGATTAAATCCCCTGCATTAGCGGACAAGGCGGTAATCAATACCAAACTTGACGAAAGTGCGGTACAGGGACAATCAACCCTTCAAGGTATGGTAAATCCTTCTGACTGCTTTACTCTTCTTTACGATGTGGGTTCTGACTCACTAAAGAAGATTGGTGCAGACCAGTTCTTCGCTTCGTTCAGCACGTCTGACCTAGCGGAAGGTTCTAACCTATACTATACCGCTGATCGTGCTAATGCTGATGTTGCTGCTCAAATCGACGCAGACGTTCTAGTAGAAACACAACGCGCACAAGCTGCCGAAACACTACTACAGAACAATATCGACGCAGAAGCAAGTGCTCGTGCTCAAGCAGACGTTACCCTACAGGCTAACATCACTGCGGAAGAGACACGCGCAAAGGCACGTGAAGATTCAATCGAAGCTGCATACATTGCGGCTGACGCTGCACTACAACAGCAGATCAGTAACTTCATCAACAACGTAGACAGCGATTCACTAGACTCTCTAGCAGAAATCGTAGAAGCATTCCAGAACGCGGACGACGCACTATCTGCTTCTATCATCGCAAACTCTACTGCAATCACAAACGAAGTTAACCGTGCTGTTGCAAAAGAAACAGAAATCAACGACCGTGTTACTGTCGAAATCTCTCGCGCACAATCAGCAGAAACTTCACTTGCTGGTCTAATCGGTGCAGAAGAGACTGCACGTATCGCTGGCGACAACGCACTATCTGCACGACTAGACACAGAAGAGACTAAGTCTACTTCTCTACAGTCTCAGATCACTGCTGAAGTCAACCGCGCTACTGGCGAAGAGTCACGCATCGAAGGTCGTCTTGACGGCGAGATCTCTCGTGCAACTAGTGCAGAAGCTGCAAACGCACAAAACATCCAAGATGAGATCGTTGCACGTGCAGTTGCTGACAACCAAGTTCGTACTGATCTAGGCGCAGACATCGACGCGGCAGAAGCTGCGGCGAAGGCACACGCTGAATCGCAAGACGCGACAATGATCGGTGATGAGACTGTTGACGGTACTACAGGCAACACAATCACAGATCGTATTGCAACTGCAAAAGCAGAAGCAATCACTGAATCAAGCAACTCAGTTGCAATCGAGAACGCTGCACGTATCGCAGGCGACTCTGATCTAAACGCTCGCGTTGATCAAGAAATCGCTGATCGTCTTGCTGGTGACGCTGCTAACTCAGCAGAAGTCGCGGCAGAAAAAGCACGTGCGGAAGGTGTCGAAGCAGGTCTACAAACTCAGGTAGACTTCATCACTTCTAACACTGATCCAGCGGCACTAGACTCACTAACAGAAATCGTTGGTGCGTTCCAGTCTGCGGACTCAGATATGTCCGCTCTAATCGCATCTAACACTACTGCGATCTCGAACGAAGCATCAACTCGTGCATCTGCTGATACTACTCTACAGGGTAACATCGACGCAGAAGCATCAACGCGTTCAACTGCGGATGCGGGTCTACAGTCTCAGATCGACCAGATCAATGTTGACATCAACATCTCAACACAAGACGTACTAGATCAAGCGAAGGCATACACGGATCAAGAAGCTGATTCGCACATGGCGGAAGCTAAGCAACACGCTGACGCACAAGACACTGCACTAATTGGTGACGCATCTGTAAACGGTACTGGTGGAAACACAATCACTGACCGTATCGCAACTGCGAAGCAACAGGCAGTATCACACGCAAACGCAATCGTATCTACAGAAGAAGCTGCTCGTATCGCTGCTGACACCGCACTATCTCTACGTACAACAGTACTAGAAGGTGAGATGGACGCTGTTGAGACTCTATCTTCTCAGAACGAAACAGACCTACGTGCAGAAGAAGTTGCACGTGCATCTGGTGACTCAGACCTACAAGCACAGGTCGACGCACTAAACTCCAACACTACAATCGAAGTTGATGATCTACAAGCACAGATCACTGCGGAAGTTACTCGCGCATCTGCTGCGGAAGCAACAAACGCGGCATCTGTCGTTACAGAACGTCAACGTGCAGAAGGTGTTGAAGCAGGTCTACGCGCTGACGTAAACACAAACATTGGCAACATCTCTACAAACGCAGGAAACATCACGATCGAGCAAGCTGCACGTATCGCTGGTGATGCGGCACTATCGACTCGCGTTGATAACCTAGAAGAAGGTTTCACAAACGTTGACTCTGATCTACAAGCTCAGATCTTCGCAGAAGTCGCCCGTGCATCTGGTGCAGAATCAGTACTAACTGCAACTACAACTAGTCTACAATCGCAGATCACTGAAAACGATTCAGACATCCTTGCTCTACAGAACCTAGTAGGTAACGATGTTGACGATCTACAAGCTCAGTTAGATGCAGAGGTTTCTCGTGCAACTACAGCAGAAGGTGTTAACGCTGCTGCAATCGTCGCTGAGAAGAATCGTGCAGAAGGTGTTGAAGCAGGTCTACGTACAGACGTTGATTCTAACCAAGCACAAATCACTGCAAACGATTCAGACATCCTTGCACTTCAGATCCTACAGGCATCTGATCACAACGATAACCAAGCACAGATCACTGCTGAAGTTAACCGTGCGACTGCCGCAGAAGGCGTCCTACAGTCTAACATCGACGCAGAACAGGCACGTGCTGAAGGTATCGAAGCTGGTCTACGCACTGACGTAGATAGTGTACAGGCGCAGGTTACTGCAAACGACTCTGACATCCTTGCTCTACAAAATCTACAAGCAGGTGACGTTACAGACCTACAGAACCAGTTGGACGCAGAAATTGTTCGTGCTACTGGTGTTGAAACTGGTATCCGCACAGACCTAACAACTCTGGAAGGTCGTGTTGACTTTATCGTTTCTAACGAAGATGGCGCTGCACTAGATTCACTAACAGAAATCGTATCTGCATTCCAAGAAGCAGATTCAGATCTACAAGGTGTTATCGATGCTAACGGTGGTCGTCTAACTACCCTAGAATCAGAAATGGACGCAGTCGAACTACGTGCTACTGACCTAGAAGCAAAAGACGTTGCTCACACTAACCGCCTAAACGGTTTAGATTCTGATCAGATCGTACAAAACACTCGTTTGAGTGGTGTTGAAGGACGTGCTACTGCACTAGAAACCAAGCAAGGTTCTGCACTTCTACACACAACTGCAACAAACGTTTCTGACGCGATTAACGAACTACACGCAGAGATCGATGGCGAAGCTGCTGATCTAACTGCACTAGAAGCTCGTGTGACCACAGAAGAAGCAAACGTTGACGAACTACAAGCAGATATGGATGCCGTCGAAGCACGTGCAACTGCTCTTGAAGGTCGCGCAACTGTAAACGAAGGTGACATCGATGACCTAGAAGCTAAGGTCGGAACTGCATCTCTTGCAACTGTTGCAACTGATCTATCTGCTGCAATCAACGAACTACACGCTGAACTAGACGTAGAAGTTGGTGACCTAACATCACTAGAAGGTCGCGTAACTACTGCTGAAGGTGAGATCGATACACTGCAATCAGAAATGGATGCAGTCGAAGGTCGCGCAACTTCACTAGAATCACGCATGACAACTGAAGAAGGTCACGTTGACGTTCTACAGGGTCAGATGGGTTCACAAGTACTAACAACAACTGCATCAACTGTTACTGCTGCTGTCAACGAGTTACACGCTCAGACAGACGTAGACGAAGGTCGTATCTCTACCCTAGAAGGTGAGATGGACGCGGTTGAAGGTCGTGCAACTTCACTAGAGACTCGTGCTACTGCGCTAGAGACAGAACAGACACTACAAGCTGGTCGTCTAACTGTCAACGAAGCAGACATCGATGCTCTTGAAGCGAAGGTCGGTGCTGAAGCATTCGACACAACTGCACAGACAATCTCTGGTGCTGTGAACGAAGTTCACGGTGAACTAGACGCAGTTGAAGGTCGTATGACTGCTGCTGAGTCTCGCGCTGACGCGGACAGTGACGCTCTTGTACAAGAGATCGCTGATCGTACTGCTGCGGACACACAGATCCGTATTGATCTAGCTGCTGATCGTACAACTGACCAATCAGACTACATCGCACGTGACGCGGTTGTCCTTGCATCTGCACAATCATACGCAGAAGCAGAAGCGGACGACGCAGAAGCTGCTGCTAAGACATACGCAGACGGCATCGTTGCAAACGAAGCTGCTCTACGCGCTGGTGCTGACGCAACTCTACAGGGTAACATCGACGCAGAAGCAACTGCACGTCAAATCGCTGACAACGGACTAGACTCACGTCTAACAGTTGTTGAGACAGAGATGACTGCAACTCAACTTGCTGCTGGTGTAAACGCTGATGGTACTTACATCACTCCAACAGGTTCCAACTACATTGATGCATCTACTTCATTGGCAGATGCTGCTGCGAAACTAGACGCGGCAATCAAGGCAGTTGATAACTCTCACAACGGAAACAAGGGTAACCTACAGTCACAGATTGACGCAGAGATCGCACGTGCGACTGCTGCAGAAGCTGCAAACACCACACTAATCAACGGCGAAATCGCTCGTGCAACTGGTGCGGAATCTGACCTAGGTGAACTGATCACAACTAACGCTCAGTCAATCGCTGCAGAAGCTGCACGTGCGCAGGGTGTTGAGACATCACTACAGTCACAGATCGACTTCGTCGTATCTAACACTGACTCTGCTGCACTAGATTCTCTAACAGAGATCGTTGCTGCACTTCAGTCTGGTGATGGTGATCTACTAACTCTAATCCAAACTAACCAAACAGACATCGCTACTAACGCTTCTGGACTTGCACAAGAGATCACTGATCGTGCATCACAGGGTGCGTCGATTCGTGCAGAGTTCGCTTCAGCTGACGTTGCTCTACAGGTACAAATTGACGGACGTGTTAAGAAGTCCGGCGACTCAATGTCTGGTGTCTTGAACATGTCTGGCAACAAAGTCGAGAACGTTGCAAACGGTACTGCATCAACAGACGCAGTAAACAAGGGACAGTTGGATGCAGGTCTTGCTGCACAACACATCTCGCAGTTCTCAACTACAGATGTTGCTGAAGGCGACAACCTATACTTCACAACTGCTCGTGCACGTGCCTCAGTATCTGCGGTCGACACTGCTGGTGAAGGTAAGGTATCTTACGATCCATCGACTGGTGCATTCTCAGTTGACACTGCTAAGTCTATCCTAGAACTAGTAGACGTTGCTGATTCATCATACGACGGTAAGAACGGTTACGTTCTACGTGTAAGTAACACACTAGACGGAATGTCTCTACAGGATCCAACTCAGTTGGCATTCAACAACGCACAACGTCAGACAATGGCTGGTGATGGTGCACAGACTACATTCGCACTAGACTTCTACACGCAAGACCAAAACGCAATCGTCTTCGTTGGTGGTGTTATTCAGGATCCAGGCGTACACTACAACATTGATGCGATCAACCAGTTGATCACATTCAACGCTGCAATCCCAGTTGGTACACAAGCGGTTGTAATCGCTCAGTCTACTAACTCGGTTGGTGTACTAGATCCTAAGTCGGTAGGTCTGGAAACTCTTGCTGATAACATCAAGGTCTTCGAACAGGGTAACGACATTGTCGCTGGAACTTCTGCTACAGTAGTTTCTGCATTCAACAAGTCTCAGTACCGTTCTGCAAAGTATGTTGTAACAGTAGAGTCAGGTGGTGAATTCGAAACTCGTGAGGCACTAGTTGTCCACGATGGAACATCTGCTTACATCGTTGAGTATGGTGTCGTATTCACTGGTTCATCATTCCTAGGTGATACAGACGTACAAGTTAACGGAGAAAGTATCGAACTACTATACACCGCTGAATCAGCAGGTGCGGTAGTTTCTGTCTCAGTAACATACGTTGACGCATAAGGAAACTTAGATAATAGTCGGGGGAGGGATCAGCTCTCCCCCTCCATTAAAATTCTAAAAGGTAAACAAAAATGTCTACAAATAAGAAATTTAGAATACAGAACGGCGTTGACGTATCGAATGGTGACATCTCTATCAACGACGTAACTGTAATCGGCGCAGACGGTAAGGTTGTACCTGCCGCGATCGCCGATGCTGTTGCAGGTCTGACTTCTTCTGACATCGCAGACCTACAAGCGCAGGTAAGTGCTATTCTAGGGACTTCCCCAGAAACGCTTGATACGCTTCAGGAAATTGTTGCTGCATTCGAAAGTGCAGATAGTTCTCTGACTGCATCTGTCGCTGCAAACTCTGCGGCAGCTGCTCAGAACGCAACTGACATCGCAACAATCAACACTACTCTAACGAACGGTGTTGCAACACCAACAGACGTTGCTGACCTACAAAGTCAAGTAACTTCTAACGACACAGACATCGCAGCTAACGCGGCGGCAATTGCTGCTGCAAACGCACGTACTTCTGGTATCAGCACATCTTCAGGTTCAGCTAACATTCAGATGACTGCTGATGTCGACATGGACGGTAACGCAGTTACTAACATGGCTGACCCAAGTTCTGCACAAGATGCGGCAACTAAGGCATACGTTGATGCGGCATCAACTTCTTCAGGTAGTGATCTATCTGCGGAAACTGCTGCACGTATCGCGGGTGACGTTGCAAACTCAAACGAAGTAAACGTTGAGACTGCACGTGCGGTTGCGGTAGAGGGTTCTCTACAGTCACAGATCGACTCAGTATCATCAACAGGTGTATCTGGTCGTCAGTCACTACAAGACGCAATCGACGCAGAAGAAGCTGCTCGTATCGCTGCAGACGCTGTCCTACAGTCAAACATCGATGCAGAAGCAAGTGCTCGTACTGGTGCGGACAACACTCTACAGTCTAACATCGACACAGTATCTGCGGCAGTATCTGCAATCACTAACGGTTCACCAGAAACACTGAACCAGTTGACAGAACTAGTTGCTGCATACGAAGGTGCTGATGCAAGTCTACAAACTCTGATCGATAACCTAGGTGGTGACGCATCTGCCCTAACGGGTCGTGTATCAACCCTAGAATCAGAGATGGATGCGACTGAAACTGCGACTTCATCTAACACTGCTGCAATCACTGCGGAAGCAGTTGCTCGTACGGCGGCGGATGACGATCTACAAGACGCAATCGACGCGGAAGCAAGTGCTCGTGCGGCGGCAGTAAGTGCTGAACAAACTGCACGTCAGAACGCGATCACTGCTGAGACTAACGCTCGCATCCTTGCGGACAACGGTCTACAGTCACAGATCGATGCACTAGACAACTCAACAACTGGTGACAAGTCTAACCTACAAGCACAGATCACGTCTAACGATAACGACATCACTTCACTACAGACTGCACTTGCGGCAGAAACATCTGCACGTGAAGCTGCTGATCTATTAATGCAAGACGACATCGATGGTGAGGCGACAAACCGTCAAGCTGCTGATGCTGCATTACAGTCAGATATCGATGATGAAGTTGCGGCACGTATCGCTGCGGTTGATGCGGAAGCGCAACAACGTAACGCTGCTGACTCAAGTCTGCAAAACCAGATCAACAACATCATTTCCAACACTGACTCCGCTGCATTAGATTCTCTAACAGAGATCGTTGCTGCATTCCAGTCTGCTGATGGTTCGATCACAGGTGTTGTTAACTCTAACACATCTCGCATCTCTGTACTAGAAAGTGGTGTAACTGCAATCGAAGCATGGGACACTGATAACGTATCAGAAGGTTCAACTAACCTATACTTCACTGAAGCACGTGCGAAGGCATGTGTCGGTGCGGACGCAGGTTCATGCCTAGACTACGATCAGGCTGCTGGTAAGTTCTCACTAGATCTATCAGAGACTGCCGGTGCTCTAGTACCAGACAACTCAACTAACGCGGACAAACTAGACGGACAACACGGTTCACACTACCGTATCGACGTTTACGATGTCAACGGTACTGTTGTCAACTAATCCAAGTTCTTAGAACTTCGATGAAAGAGGGAGTCTTCGGACTCCCTTTTTTTATGTCTATAAATAAAATCGTATAAATAGAGAGACACACACGTAACTTCGAGACACATTAGATGTACGCTACTGACAGAGAAGAACTAATCGAGTATTGCCTACGTGCACTGGGACACCCAGTCGTAGAGATCAATATCGATGACGAACAATTAGATGATCGTGTTGATGAGGCACTCCAATGGTTCCGTGAGAACCACCCAGACGGGTCGAAGAGATACTACCTCAAACATCAACTAACGCAACAGGACATCGACACACAGACCGTAGATCTACCGGACGACCTTGATTTGACTGCGGTGGTACGTATGTTACCAGTCACCCTTTCGAACTCTCAGGGGTGGTTTAGTGACGCGTGGCAGTACCTCCAGTATACCATATCAGACTTCACTCGTGCAAACGGAGTGTTGGGTGATCTGGCATATTACGAAGGTATGCAACAACAACTATCACTGCTCGACATGAAGTTGATGGGTCAACCACAGATGACCTTTGATCGACAGTATAATCGTGTGAATCTACTTGTTTCTAAAACGAAACTAACAGCGGGAGACTTCGTCGTGTTCGAGGTCTATGGTATTCGCAGTCCGGACGATACAGTATCCGAATACAACAACCTATGGAACCACCGCTTCCTGAAAGAATACACAACCGCGCTGATCAAACGTCAGTGGGGTATCAATCTAATCAAGTTTGACGGTATGCAGTTGCCTGGCGGGGTCACTATCAATGGTCGTCAAATCTATGATGACGCAATCGCAGACATCGACAAGATCATGGAGAAGTTCCGATTGGAAGAGGACGAAGGTCCAATGTTCTTTATGGGGTAAACCATGGCGACTAATCCATATATCAGTCAGAAGAACCGATCCGAACAGAGTTTGTATGAGGACTTGATTATCGAGTCCATCAAGTTCTACGGTCAAGATGTGTACTACCTACCGCGTGAGATCGTGGAGAAGGAGGACATCTTCCTAGACAGCATCCAGTCTCAGTTCGGTGACGCATACAAGGTCGAGGTCTACATCGAGAACGCAGAAGGTTTCGATGGAGAAGGGGACATCTTTACCAAGTTTGGTATTGAGATCCGTGACCAAGCCACCTTTGTCATCGCACGTCGTCGATGGAGAGAACTGGTCGGTGACCGTCTTGCCGATGCGCAGTTCCGTCCACGTGAGGGTGACGTAATCTACCTACCTATGTCTGAATCACTATTCCAAGTGATGAAGGTAGAGACAGAAACTCCGTTCTACCAGTTGTCGCAACTACCTACGTTCCGTATGCAGTGCGAGTTGTTCGAGTTCTCAGACGAAGACTTCGACACTGGCATTCCGGATATCGACAACATCGAGGTCGAGGGTGCGTTCCAGTACGAACTACAGATGCCTCCTTTTGTCGAAGGAGATGAAACATACTACCTTGTTGGCGACGATGTTCAACAGGTGTTCGACGACTACATACTAAATGGTGAGGTCACCTCATGGAATGGTGACACTCGTGTGTTAAGGATTGCACATACAGGAGCCACTGACGGTAAATATCACATGTGGACAACCGACCGAGAGGTCGTAGGACCGTCTGCACATATGACTCCAGAGTCTGTCTCTGAGAACATATATATGATACAAGCGGATGCACAGAACGAAATATTTAATAACTGGGAAGAGGATTTCCTTGACTTCACCGAGACGAATCCGTTTGGAGATATAATCTAATGATGGGTGGACACTTCTATCACAAACGTGTGCGCACATGTGTTGCTTTGTTCGGATCTATGTTCGACGACATGCACATACTGCGAACCGCTGCGGATGGTAAGGTGTTGTCTCAGGTCAAGTTGCCTTTGACATACGCGCCGCGCAGGAACTTTATCTCACGATTGGAGGAGATGAGTAAGGGAGAACAGTCCGAACGTAAGGTCGCACTGAAACTACCTCGCATGTCTTTTGAAATCGTGTCAATCGCGTATGACGCACCAAGGCAGTTACCAAAGATCAATCAGGTCAGTGTCGCCAGTCAAGGTGACGGAACTCGAAAGGACGTGTTCTGCGGCGTCCCTTACAAGGTAGGATTCGAACTGAATATCTACGCGAAGTCTCAGGACGACGCACTACAAGTGGTCGAACAAATATTACCATACTTTGCCCCTCAGTATTCCCTGTCGGTCAAACCGTTCTCCGATTACCCAGAGATCAAAGAAGACATCCCGATCACTCTGACGGGGGTCAACTTCTCTGACGACTTTGAGGGCCCAATCGAACAAAGACGAACTATAATATACACTCTATCCTTTGATATGAATGCGAACTTCTACGGGCCTGTGAAGACAGGTGTGGAGATCCGCGAAGTAAACACAGAACTTAATGCCATCGTTTCAGATGCAGGAGATACAGATTTCCTAAGTAATGTACGTGTGACACCAGATCCCATTGACGTAAGTCCAGACGGAGACTTTGGTTTTAATATAGAGATAAATGATGACAGACAGTCATAACCCCCCAACGATTATCACGGACGATCAACGAAAGAACTTTGTCCACGAACAGGACTACGAGTACTCCCGTGATACCTACTATGATCTAATCGAGAAAGGTCGAGAATCGCTTGACCTAATGATTCAGGTCGCGCGTGAATCAGAACATCCCCGAGCATTCGAGGTGTTGTCTAATATGATAAAGGACATCGCTAATGTCAACGACAAGCTGATGGAACTTAACAAGAAACAAAAAGAACTGTTGCAAGACGAAAAACCTAAAGAGACAAACACCACGAACAACAATCTGTTCATCGGGTCGACAACTGAACTCCAGCGTTTCCTATTGGGGGACAAGGATGAGAAGGTCATAGACCAAGACGATGAGTAGTTATAGTAAGAATTCCTACCTAGGCAATCCCCTAATTAAACGAGATGGTGTCGCAGAAGAATGGGACGCCACGAAACTCCGTGAGTATAAGAAATGCATGGAGGATCCCTCGTACTTCTGCAAGCAATACGTCAAGGTCATCCACCTAGACAAGGGTCTTGTTCCCTTTGATCTCTACCCGTATCAGGAAGACATGTTCGACCACTTCGAGGAGAATCGATTTTCCATTGTGCTTGCGTGTCGTCAGTCCGGTAAGTCGATTAGTTCAGTCGGGTACATCCTATGGTATGCCTTATTCCATCCAGAGAAGACCATTGCGATCCTCGCAAACAAGGGTGCGACTGCACGTGAGATGCTGGCACGTGTAACATTGATGATGGAAAACTTACCGTTCTTCTTGCAGCCGGGATGTAAGGCACTCAACAAGGGGTCCATTGAACTATCAAACAACTCGCGTATCATCGCAAGTGCGACATCCGGATCGTCGATTCGTGGTATGTCAGTCAACCTACTATTCCTAGATGAGTTTGCATTCGTAGAGAACGCGGCAGAATTCTATACGTCAACCTATCCGGTGGTTTCGTCCGGTACGGACACCAAGGTAATCATCACGTCTACCGCGAACGGTATCGGCAACACATACCACAAGATCTGGGAGGGGGCGGTCCAAAACGTAAACGAATACAAACCCTTCCGTGTGGATTGGTGGGACGTGCCTGGGCGAGATGAGAAGTGGAAAGAGGAGACCATCGCGAATACATCCCAACTCCAGTTTGATCAGGAATTTGGGAATACCTTCTTCGGGACGGGTGACACGTTGATCGAGGGTAATACCCTGTTGGATCTACGTGCGCGACAACCAATAAATCTATTGGAAGGTGGGGATCTCAAGGTATATGAGAAACCCGTAAAGGATCATGAGTATATCATGACCGTGGATGTAAGTAAAGGTAGAGGTCAGGATTACTCGACATTTACGGTAATCGATGTATCACAAAGGCCATTCAAGCAAGTGGCTGTATATCGAAACAACAATATTTCTCCCTTGCTCTACCCAAGTATTATTTATAAGTACGCAAATCTTTATAACGAAGCATTATGTGTCGTAGAGAACAACGATGCAGGTATGCTCGTTGCAGTCGGTCTCTATCAAGACTTAGAATATGAGAACATGTTCTTGGAGTCCGCAATCAAGTCCGACGCGATCGGTGTGACAATGACTCGAAAGGTTAAACGCATCGGGTGTTCTTCTATTAAGGACATTCTGGAAAACAACAAATTGCAAGTGGTTGACGAAGATACTATCCTAGAGATATCTACCTTTGTCGCCAAGGGCGTGTCCTACGAAGCGAGTGACGGTAACCACGACGACTTGATGATGAACTTAGTGATGTTCGGATACTTCGTCTCCACCCAATCGTTCGGTGACAACTTTGACATGAACATCAAGAACCTTCTGTTCGAAGAGAGGATGGCGCAGATCGAGGAAGACCTACCACCATTCGGTATCATCGATGATGGTAGAGATCTGGTCGAACCCCCGTCAACAGATGGTGCAGAATGGACGAACTTTCAGACCCCATTCGATACAAATTACGGTGAAAACTGGTAAGTTATAAATAGTGTTATTGACGATATTACTCCGTATTATGTTTAACTTATTATACCTTAACTAGAAGGATACAATCATGGCTCTTAAATCAAACGAGTCGCCAGGCGTAACTATTAAAGAATTTGACTTGTCGGGAACTGTCCCTTCAGTCACTTCTACTACAGGTGCGTTCGTAGGTGACTTCGCATGGGGCCCAGTAGGAACACCAGTCTTCGTTTCAAACGAGTCAGAACTGGTTTCTAAATTCGGGTCTCCGAAAGACGGTGGGAGTTCATCTGATTTCCTAGCGGTCTCTCAATTTTTAAAATATTCAGGTAGTGCATTTGTTGTTCGTGTCGGTTCAGGCTCAGAAGCATCCGCATCACCTTTCAAAGCAAAACATCTAGGCGAGTCAGGTAATGAACTTGTCGTCGTCGTGAATGATAATAACACAGACGGATTCTCAGGAATCGACATCGAAGTTTGGTACGGCTCTGAAGAGGGACAGGACAGTGACGGAACTCCAATAAGGACAGGTGGAAGTCTTGTAGAGTCTTTCCCATTCTTGTCTGTTACCGCAGGATCAACCAATAGCGGTGAAGGTCAGTCAGGAGATACAAACTTCTGGAAAGAAGTAATCTCGCGTCGTTCACAGTGGATCGCAGTAGAAGACGCTGCAGGGGACACTGATGCTTTTGTCGGAATCTATGATCTTGCTGGCGCAGGAACAGTCACTTCATCTGGATTTGATGCGGCCGCGGTTGCTGCGTTCGGTGATGTCGACCAAATCCAAATCGACTTTGTTTGCGCACACAACATTTCAGTAAACACTGCACTAGATATCGCACAAGGTCGTAAGGACTGTGTTGCGGTTGCGTCACCACCTACAGCACCTGCATCTACAGATACTGTTACCGGATGGGCAAATTCTCTTCCATCATCATCTTACCTAGTGCTTGACGGCAACTGGGTACAGGTATACAACAAGTACTTAGATAAGTACGAAATGATCCCAGCATGTTCATCAACTGCGGGTATCATGGCGGCAACTGATCTGGAAGCGGCACCTTGGTTCTCCCCTGCGGGAACACGTCGTGGTCAGTACTTCGGTGTATCTGCACTTGCGTTCAACCCAACAAAGGGTGATCGCGATGTGATGTACAAAGCGCGCGTCAACCCAATCGTGTCTATGCCAGGCCAAGGAACCGTACTATTCGGTGACAAGACTGCATTATCACGTCCGTCTGCATTCGACCGTATCAACGTCCGTCGACTATTCCTAGTCATCGAACGTGCAATCGGCGAAGCTGCGAAGAACGTCATGTTCGAACTGAACGACGACTTCACACGTGCGGAGTTTACTAACATCGTAGAACCATTCCTACGTGAAGTCCAAGGTCGTCGTGGTATCACTGACTTCCGTGTTGTATGTGACGAAACAAACAACACAGCAGAGGTCATTGACCGCAACGAATTCGTCGCGTCTTGCTTCATCAAGCCAGCACGTTCAATCAACTACGTCACTCTCAACTTCGTCGCAGTCCGTACTGGCGTCGAGTTTGAAGAAGTGGTCGGTCAAATCTAAGGAGAACGATCATGACATTAAGAGTAGACGATTTTAAAGCAAAGTTGAAAGGTGGCGGTGCACGTCCTAACCTATTCCGTGTTCTAATGAACTTCCCTGCATACGCAGGTGGTGATGCGGAACTTGCGTCATTCATGTGTAAGACAACGGCACTACCCGCTTCGACTGTCGCGGCAGTTGACGTTCCTTTCCGTGGTCGTGTTCTAAAGATTGCGGGCGAACGTACATTTGATGATTGGGAAGTAACCATCATCAACGACACTGACTTCGCGGTTCGTGATGCATTGGAACGTTGGATGAACGGTATCAATGGACACAGCGCCAACTCAGGTATCACATCACCAACACTTTATCAGGCAGACATGGTTGTCGAACAACTAGATAAAGACGGAAGTGTCCTAAAGACATATAAATTCCGTGGTGCATTTCCTACGGCATTGGGTGCTATTGAACTGGATTATGGAACTGGAGACTCTATCGAAGAGTTCACTGCAACTTTCGCAATCCAATACTGGGAGTCAAATACCACTAGTTAAAGGTATTATAAGTAAGTTTGATGGGGGTGCCTTGCACCCCCTTATACTTGAACTGAGGATCTTATGGCAGATAATGACTCAAACGTTTTCTCTGCGTTCGGTTTCGAACTGAAGAGAGCGTCAAAAGAAAAAGATGGAAAGAAGGTAACGTCTATCGTCCCTAAAGTGGATGAGGATGGTGCTGGTTACGTCACCGCGTCGGGTTCGTACTTCGGACAATACATCGACATGGAAGGCGGTTCTGCTAAAGATAATCACAGTCTCATCACTAAGTATCGACAGATCGCGGAACATCCGGAAGTCGATGCTGCAATCGAAGACATCCTAAACGAATCTATCGTCGCGGGTGAACTAGAATCTACTGTTGCGTTGAACCTAGACAAGGTCGACACTTCAGACAAAATCAAAAACACATTACTCGAAGAGTTTGACAACATCGTTTCGATGTTGAACTTCGAGGAATACGGCCACGACATGTTCCGTTCATGGTATGTCGATGGTCGTCTATATCACCACCTTGTGGTCGACACATCCAATCCTAAGATGGGAATCCAAGAGATTCGTCCGATCGACGCTGCGAAGATCCGCAAGGTCAAAGAGGTGAAACACAAAACAGATCCAGCAACTGGCGCGAAGTTGGTAGACAAGGTAAACGAGTTTTACATCTACCAAGACAAAGGCGGTACAGGCACTGGTGTCAAGTTGACCTCTGATTCTGTTTCGTATATCACTTCAGGTCTATTGGACAACTCAAAGAAGCGTGTCCTATCCTACCTACAGAAAGCAGTCAAACCCGTAAACCAGCTGCGCATGATGGAGGACTCGTTAGTCATCTATCGTATGTCTCGCGCACCTGAACGTCGTATCTTCTACATCGACGTGGGTAACTTACCGAAGGGTAAATCAGAACAATACATCAAGGACATCATGGCGCGTTACCGCAACAAGATCGTCTATGATGCGAACACGGGTGAGATCAAGGATGATCGCAAGCATATGTCAATGCTTGAGGACTTCTGGTTACCACGTCGTGAAGGTGGTCGAGGGACAGAGATTAGTACACTGCCAGGCGGTGAGAATCTTGGTCAGATCGATGACATCATTTATTTTCAAAAGAAGTTGTACCGTTCACTGAACGTACCTCTATCACGTCTCGAACAAGAACAACAGTTCGCACTAGGTCGTGCGACAGAGATCAACCGTGATGAGGTGAAGTTTCAGAAGTTCATTGACAGGATGCGCCGCAAGTTCGCAAACTTGTTCACGGGTATTCTACGTAAGCAGGTGTTACTGAAGGGCATATGTACTGAACAAGACTGGGAGTCGTGGAAGAACCACATTCAGATCGACTTCAACCGCGACAACCACTTTGTCGAATTGAAGGAAGCAGAAATACTGCGCGAACGACTACAGACTATGGATCAGATTTCCGGTTACGTGGGAGAGTACTTCTCACGTGAGTGGGTTATGAAGAACGTCATGATGTTCAATGATGAGGACATCGCAGAGATGGCGAAACAAGTCGAAGCTGAGAATGCAAACAGCGACGATATGGATGATGACTTTTAAGGAGTATATGTAATGAGCGAAAATGAAACGGTTGAACTATCACCAACAGAAAATCTAGTCAACGCACTAGAGGTCGGCAACTTCACTTCTGCCGAGGATCTATTCAACACTCTTATGCATACCAAGGTGCAAGATGCACTGGACGCAGAGAAGGTTAGTGTTGCGGATCAGATTTTCAATGGTGTTGAAGAAGAAGATTTAGAAGTAACCGACGAAGAAATCACCGCGGCGCTTGAGTCTGACGACTTCGAGGACGTGGAGTTCGGTGAAGAAGCAGACGATTTCGAATAAAATCGCGGTTAAAATCTTTTTGTGTATAAATACTCCAATAGGGAGACAAGAATGAAAACTTTTCAAGAAATTCGTGAAGCAAAGGATAAGGTCGTTTTCAACAAGAAAATGTCCGGTTACCCTGTTGTCATCACCAAGGTACCGAAGGGTTTTCACCTAACGATCGATGGAGACTCTGTCGATACGTTTAAGTCGCAGAAAGAAGCGGAGTCTACCGCTAAACAAGTCCTGAAGGACTTAGGAAAATAAAATGAAACTGATTAGCGAATTCGTAGAAAACGACATTGAATGCATCGTTGAAGCCAAAGAGAATGGCGAGAAGAACTATGTCATTGAAGGTGTATTCGCTCAAGCAGACAAAAAGAATCGTAACGGACGTATCTACCCAAAACCAATCATGGAGAATGCGGTAAATACGTATGTTGAAAATCAGGTTAGCAAAAAACGCGCTGTCGGTGAATTGAATCACCCAGAGGGTCCGACTGTTAACTTGGATAAAGTTTCTCACCTCATTACTGACTTGAAATTTGAAGGAAATGATGTGGTTGGAAAGGCGCAAATATTGGACACCCCAATGGGTCAGATAGTGAAAGGTCTCTTAGAGGGCGGTGTTCAACTAGGTGTGTCAACTCGTGGAATGGGAAGTCTTGAGAGTAAAAACGGCGTAATGTACGTCAAGGATGATTTTATTCTTGCTACGGTAGATATCGTACAAGATCCATCGGCACCGGAAGCATTTGTTAATGGGATTATGGAAGGTGTAGATTGGGTGTGGAATAACGGAATCCTAGAACCTCAAGCTATTGAAGATATAGAGACTGAAATTAAGCAAGCACCTATCGCACATCAACCTGAAGTGCAGATTCGTGAATTCAAGAATTTCCTCTCGTTAATCAAATCTAAACTATAAGGAGTCACTATGACTGATTTAAATAAAGCAGCAGAAAGTGAAATCCGCGATACCGAGATTGAAACTAACGAAATCGTGGAGGAAACTCTCGAAGAAGCAGCTCCAGAAAACAAGGATGCGGTCACAGAACCAGAAGCAATCGCTTCGGTTGACAAGGCGGCTGATGCTACTTCAAAGACTGCCCCGCCAAAAACCAAAGCAGGCATGATCAACGCTATGCACAATAAGCTAATGACATCTTCTAAGGCAGATGTTCAAGCTGCTTATGAAAAGATGTATGAAGACGTTGCAAATGCTGACGCTGAACTTGCAGTCGAGGAAGTAGATACTGCTTCTGAACTTGCTGCGATTGTTGAAGGTGAAGCGACTCTATCTGAAGAGTTCAAGCAAAAGACATCTGTAATCTTCGAAGCGGCTGTAAAGTCAAAGCTATCTGAAGAGATCACACGTCTTGAAGAGAACTACGCGGTAGAACTTGCTGAAGAAGTCGAAACAATCAAAACTGACCTAGTCGGTAAGGTTGATTCATACCTAAACTATGTAGTTGAAACTTGGATGGAAGACAACAAGATTGCTATTCAGAACGGTCTACGTACTGAAATCGCAGAAACTTTCATGAACAACATGCGTGACCTATTCGTAGAGTCATACATCGAAGTTCCAGAAACCAAGGTCGACCTAGTTGACGAACTTGCAGGACAAGTAGAAGAGTTAGAAGAACGTCTAAACAACACTACTGGCGATGCAATTTCACTAGCTGAAGAACTTGAAACTTATAAGCGTAACACTATCATCGCTGAGGCATCACGTGATTTAGCAGATACACAAGCGGAGAAGCTAAAGGGTCTCCTAGAAAGCGTTGACTTTGATAACGAAGAATCTTTCGTTGCTAAAGTAAACACTGTCAAGGAATCATACTTCTCAAAAGAAATCCCAGAGCAACTTGAAGAATCTGTCGAAGAATCGGCAGAGGAAGAAGTAGAGGTTTCATCTGTAATGGAGAACTACCTACACGCTCTTCGTAAAACCACTAAGCAATAAGGAATAGTAAAATGCAATCATTCGATACATTGATTGAAAAGTGGTCACCAGTACTTAACGAAGAATCTGCTGGCGCGATCACTGATCCACTACGTAAGGCAGTAACTGCTGCCGTCCTAGAAAACCAAGAACGTGCTCTAATGGAAGAGCGCAATGCAACAGCAGGTTTCCTAGCAGAAGCACCAACTAACTCAACTGGCGGTGCAGTCGCGAACTGGGATCCAGTTCTAATCTCACTAGTACGTCGCGCAATGCCAAACCTAATGGCATACGACCTATGTGGTGTCCAGCCAATGTCTGGTCCAACTGGTCTAATCTTCGCGATGAAGTCGCACTACAACTCACAGACAGGTCCAGAAGCTCTAGGTCTTGACGAGCCACAATCTGGTTTCTCTGGTGCAGTCGATGCAGCAGGCGAATCTTCAGGTCTTGCTGGTCTACAAACTGACGGAACTGGTCGTGAACTAGGTCTACCAGGCCGTCCAATGTCTACAGGCGCTGCTGAGTCTCTAGGTGAAGTTGACGGTTCATTCAAGGAAATGGGTTTCTCAATCGAGAAGCAGAGCGTTGTTGCTAAGTCACGCGCACTGAAGGCTGAGTACTCACTAGAACTTGCACAAGACCTAAAGGCAATCCACGGTCTTGACGCAGAGACAGAACTAGCAAACATTCTGTCTACAGAAATCCTTGCAGAGATCAACCGCGAAATCGTTCGCACAATCAACTCTCAAGCGGTTCTAGGTGCACAGACTTCTAACGTCGCTGCTCCAGGCATCTTTGACGTATCAACAGACGGCGACGGTCGCTGGTCTGCTGAGAAGTTCAAGGGTCTAGCAATGCAAATCGATCGTGAAGCAAACGCAATCGCGAAGGCTACACGTCGTGGTAAGGGTAACATCGTTGTATGTTCATCTGACGTTGCTACTGCACTTGCAGCTTCTGGTCAACTAGACTACACACCAGGCGCTGGTCTATCAGTAGATGATACTGGTAACACATTCGCTGGTACTCTAAACGGTCGTCTACGCGTATTCATCGACCCATATGCAACTGTTGATTACCTAACAGTTGGTTATAAGGGAACAAACGCATACGACGCAGGTATGTTCTACTGCCCATACGTACCACTACAGATGGTCAAGGCAGTTGCAGAAGATACGTTCCAGCCTAAGATTGGTTTCAAGACTCGTTACGGTATGGCTGCAAACCCATTCGTATCAGGTCCAGGCCAACACGACATGGCTAACACAGCAGGTGCGAACACATACTACCGCATCTTCCGTGTTGACAACCTAATGGTTCAAGGATCATAATAAAAAGAACTATTCATTAGTCATTTTTTAGGGAGTCTTCGGACTCCCTTTTTTTATGCGTATAAATAAAGTGACTAAGAGGATTCATTATGAGCGTAACATCCAACACAAACTTCTTGCAACCTACGGGATTCCGTGTCGTCATCGAACGCGCAAAATACGGAAACCTAGAATTCTTTGCGCAGTCAGTAACTCACCCAGGCTCTAGTGCGAACGCAGTGGATCGTCCGATCGCAAAGATTCAGAGATTCCCTGTTGCCGCAGATACCATCGAGTATACGGATCTGTCAATGCAGTTGATCCTAGATGAAGACATGGTCGCATACAAGGAAATGCAGGATTGGATGCAACGCACAGTCGACACCTCAGAAGACCTGTCTCAAGACATTACAGTCATCATCCTCACCAGTCACAACAACGCAAACATAAAGATCAAGTATGAAGGATGCCTTCCTGTCCAACTTGGATCTGTTGAACTGAACTCCACGAGTGGAGACGTTGCATATATAACATACGACGCAACATTTAAGTATACTAAATTCACTATATCATGATGGTAAAACTGGATATAAAGAACCGGAACCTCTTAGAGATTCTGGAGGACTTCCGATATACGTATCGAGAGTTGTATCAACCCGAACAGACAAACCGATGTCTGGTCGAGGAACTGCGTGGACAGGCAGACCACTACACAGGTGACGAAGAGATGTGGCGTGTCATCGACGAAGGTCGTGACCACAGAGGTGCCGCAGAAAACTCCGTCTGTCACCCAATCAAACCCGATCACTACTTCGGGACACACCCAGAAGAATACCGCAAGACGTGGAACGCACTGAACTCCAGTTTGATGGAGGAACTAGGTGTGCAACATAGTGCGTTATCAACACTATATCCGCCAGGCGGTTTCATCGGTTGGCATAACAATGCAGACGCATCCGCATACAACGTGATCTTCACGTGGTCCGAGAAGGGAGACGGATGGTTCAAGTATGTCGATCCAAAGACCGAACAGGTAATCACGGTTCAAGACGAACATGGGTGGAACTGTAAGGCTGGTTACTTCGGTGACTACGACTCAGGGAATGTCGTCTACCACGCGGCGAGGACAGGGTGTTACCGTATGACCCTCAGTTACGTGTTGGGTCACGACGAAGATTATTGGAAAGATTGTATTGAAACGATCACCAATGTGTGATATAATGTAGTTTTGAAAACCCCACGGATTATACATGCTTAATATTGAAGCGATACACAAGGAGTGGGCAGAGGACTCTGTCATTCCTATGCACCAACTGGACGAGACATCACGTCAAATCCCCATGCTACACGCAAAGTATTTAGAATACCTCACCGTAACCAAACTGACCCTACGTCGCGCAGAGGCTGCGCAGAAGATCCTGTTGAAGGAGAAGTGGTTGTACTATAACGGTAAGATGGACCAGCAGACTCTACAGGAGAAAGGGTGGGATCCAGATCCATTCAACGGTCTCAAGATTCTCAAGGGTGAGATGGACTACTACTATGACTCTGACCCAGAGATCTCGAAGTCTGAAGACAGAATCTTCGCACTTAAAGCACAGATAGATAGTCTTACAGATATTCTTAACATGATCAAATGGAGGCATTCGACGATCAAGAATATGATTGATTATCGTCGATTCGAGGCTGGTGGATAACAAGATTCGCATTAGGATGAAGGACTACTCTCACTTTATGGTGGAAGCTCATCCTGCTCAAGAGAACGAGTTGAAGGAATACTTCTCGTTCTTTGTACCCGGCTACAAATACATGCCCGCATACAAGTCCCGACACTGGGACGGCAAAGTCAAACTGTACAATATGATGACCAAACAGATGAACGTGGGTCTCTACACGCACCTACGTAAGTTCTGCGCGGATCGATTCTACCCACTGGAGATCATTGAACACGAGACTTATGGAATTCCCTCTTTTAAGGAGGACATCGATCATCCCGCTCTTATCGATTTTCTATCTCTCCTTGATGCGCCATTCAAACCTAGAGATTATCAGTACAAAGCTATTTCACACGGTGTCGAGCACCGACGTTGTATTCTACTTAGTCCTACTGGTAGCGGCAAGTCATTTATCATTTATAACCTACTGCGATATTGTTACGAGGTCACCGAAGGAAAGATCCTAGTCATCGTCCCAACCACGTCGTTGGTAGAACAGATGTACAAGGACTTCGAGGAATACGGTTACGACGTAGAGGAATTCTGTCACCGCATCTACTCCGGTAAGGAGAAGGTCACAGACAAACGTGTCATCATATCCACATGGCAATCCATTTACAAATTCGGCAAGGAGTGGTTCGAACAGTTCGACTCAGTCTTTGGTGATGAGGTCCACTTGTTCAAGGCGAAGTCACTGACTACCATGATGGACAAGTGTGTCAATGCAAAATACCGTTTCGGTCTTACGGGTACTCTCGATGGGACTGAGACAAACAAACTGGTTCTGGAAGGTCTGTTCGGGCCTACGTTCACCGTAACACGAACGGTTCAACTCCAGAAGGAAAATCAACTCGCAGACTTGGATATCTCTGTTCTCCTCTTGAGGTATCACAATGATGTCTGCCACCAAGTCAAGGAGATGTCGTATCAGGAAGAGTTGGATACGATTGTCACCTATGAACCCCGTAATCGATTTATCAGTAAACTGGCGCTCGATCAAACGGGCAACACCCTCGTGATGTTCCAATTTGTTGAGAAACATGGTAAGGTTCTGCACGAGATGATCAAGTCTATGGCTGAAGAAGGTCGTAAAGTATTCTACGTATCTGGTGAAGTAGATGCCACGGACAGAGAACAAATAAGAGGGATAGTAGAAAAAGAAAATGATGCAATTATCGTTGCTTCTCTTGGTACTTTTAGTACTGGTATTAACATCCGCAATCTGCATAATATTGTATTTGCGACTCCGTCCAAGTCTCAAGTCAAAGTTCTCCAATCGATTGGTCGTGGGCTTCGTAAGTCTGATGATGGTCGGACTACTCGACTTTTTGATATTGCTGATGATCTTCATATTAGAAGTCACAAGAACTTTACACTGAAACATAGCGCTGAAAGGATTAGGATATATACTAAAGAGGGATTCAGATACAAGATCTATCCCATAAACCTTAAACCAATAAGAGTAGAAACAGATGTCGAAAGCAACCTCTTCGATTAAGCACTTGAAGCTTATCACTGGTGAAGAACTGGTATGCGAGTTGATGACTGAGAGTGGCGACTCAATTATTATTCGTAACGCACTTTCCTTGATTGAGAAGGAACTAAGTAGTGGAGACAAGTACTATGCGTTCAAGACGTATATGATCTATCAAGACAGTCCACAGAATGTCATGGTCGTGTTCTCCGACAAGATTATGTCTATTGCCGTTCCAACGGAAGAAATGGATCGACAGTACACCGCAGCTGTCAAAGAGATGGCTGCATACAATGAGGAACAAGAACTCAAACAGATGGAACGTGATGAGTGGGAAAATGATTTGTCACTTGAAGAGTTCTTGAATGATATGGACCGTGAGAATGATCTCATGGATTCTGATACTGACGGAATGATTATGAACTAGGGTATACTATTCTCCCCTTTGGTTAAAGAGATTATACAGTATAAATGCGATTCTGTCAAGACATTTTTTAAATATTATGAAAATAGGTTTTACTTGCTCTACATTTGACCTCTTACATGCAGGTCATGTCCAGCTCCTTAGACACGCGAAGGATCAATGCGACTATCTGATCGTGGGTCTACAAACAGATCCTACCATTGACCGACCCGATACCAAGAACAAACCCATACAGACTTTGGTCGAGAGATACACTCAACTGAAGGCGGTTCGGTATGTCGATGAGATTATACCCTATGAGACTGAAAGAGATCTTGAAGATATTTTGTCTCTATATAATTTGGACATCCAGATACTGGGTGAGGAGTATCGTGAGAAGGATTTCACGGGCAAGGATATCGGACGTAAACGCGGCATAGAGTTCTATTTTAATGAACGTTCGCACCGTTTCGCGTCAAGTGAACTGCGTCAAAGAGTCGCTTACAACTCCGGAATTGGATTGACATATAAGTCAAAATAGGGTATAATTACCGTATTAAAAAATGGAAGTTGTATATTATGAAACCTAAAGAAAAACCACATTACGTTAATAACAGGGAGTTCTCTGAAGCGGTAGTCGCGTATTGTACCTCTGTCCAAGAGGCAAAGGACGAAGGTAAATCTACACCAATCGTCACAGATTATATCGCTTCCTGTTTTCTAAAGATCGCAGAGGGTCTCTCCCACAAGGCAAACTTTGTTCGTTACACCTATCGTGAAGAGATGGTCATGGACGCAGTCGAGAACTGTCTCAAAGCGATCGAGAATTATGACATCGAAGCCGCAACCCGATCGGGTAAACCAAACGC